CACTGCCTTGGTCGTGCCGGATCTATATGTGCAGATCGTGCCGCCACAGAACCTGGTTCTGAATGGCGTGCCGACAAATATCATCGGTGTGGTCGGCAGTGCATCGTGGGGGCCGATCAACCAGCCGGTTATTATTGGCAGCATGGCGGACTATGCGCGGAATTTCGGTCCGGTGATGGCGCGGAAATTCGATATGGGCACCAATGTGGCTACCGCCGTGCAGCAGGGAGCCAGCGCATTTCGTTGTGTCCGCGTTACTGACGGAACGGACGCGGCGGCCCAGTATGAAATCGCATTTTCTAACGGGGTTTATGCAGTTCAGCTCAGCGCGCTCTACACTGGATCGGTGGGCAATACCATTGCAATTTCACTGTCTCCGTCTCCCTCGGCAAACACATGGCAACTAACGGTAGGCATGCCAGGCCAGGTGCCTGAAGTATATGCAAATATCGCGGCGCCAAACGGGCCGGCATTCTGGCAAGCGCTAGTGAATGCCGTGAATCTTGGCAATGGGCCGCTGCGTGGCCCCTCGCAACTGGTGGTGGCGAGTCTTGGGTCGGGCACCTCGGTGTTGCCAACCGCATTGTCCGGGCAGAAATTGGTAGGTGGCGCCGATGGCGCGCTGAATGTGACGGCGGCCATCGAGGTGGGGCAGGATAGCGTGCCGCGCACTGGAATGTATGCGCTGCGGGCGCAGGGGTGCAGCTTGGGCATGCTGGCGGATGCGGACGATTCGACGCAATGGACGCCGCAGGCCGCATTTGGTCTCTCGGAAGGGGTCTATATGGTTTTGGTCGGCCCGGCCGGCGACACGATTTCCGATGCGGTGAGCGTCAAGCAGCAGGCGGGCCTGGATTCCTACGCGGCCAAACTGATGTTTGGCGACTGGGTGTTCTGGAACGACCAGGCCAACGGGGTGATAAGGCTGGTCTCCCCGCAGGGATTTGTCGTTGGGCGGCTTGGCAATCTTTCGCCGGAACAATCCAGCCTGAACAAGCCACTCTACAGTGTTGTAGGCACCCAGCTCTCCGGTGTTCCAGGCAGTGCGCAAAACACCACATACAGCGACGCCGAGTTGCAGGTTTTGTTTGAGAACGGCATTGACGTGATCGCCAATCCGCAGCCCGGTGGCGCCTATTGGGGCGTCCGCTGCGGGCACAATACCTCATCGGATCCGGCGACGGACGGCGACAATTATTCGCGCATGACGAACTATATCGCGGCGACCCTGGCCGCTGGCATGGGCGGGTTTGTCGGTCAGGTCATCAATGCCGGCCTTTTTCAGCAAATTCGCTCTACCCAGCTTGCCTACCTGCAGGCGCTGTTGAGCCAGGGGGTGCTGGGCAGCCTGGATGGTTCGCTGCCTTTCAGTGTTATTTGCGATGCATCGAACAACCCTTTGAGCCGGACGAGCCTGGGTTATGTGCAGAGCGACGCGCAGGTGCAGTATCAGGGCATAAATGAGAAGTTCATTGTGAATGTCGAGGGCGGACAAACTGTGGTGGTGCAGAGCCAGATTCTGCCATCCGGACCAGCTTAACAGGACCCATTAGGGGCATCGAGACACCTCCACCGCTGGGCGCAGGCCCCTGCCCCGCCCGCCAGCGGGCGAGGGGTTTTATTGCAGCGGTCAGGCTTTGAGGCGGTTGATGTAGCGCTTTGCGCGGTTTTAAGGATTCAAGCTATGCCAATAAACGCTTTCTCCATAGGGCGGGACTGTCAGCTCGTTGTCATGGGGCCGCAGGGGCGCGTGGACCTGACCTATGTGACCGGTTTTGAAAGTCGTCAGGTGACCCAGTCCGTCAGGCTCGACAGGCTGGATGGCGTGCCGATGGGCGCGGAACTGCCCAAGGGGTGGGAGGGCAGCTTTGAGGTTGAGCGCGGCACCAGCGACGTGGATGATTTTATTGCTGCAGCGGAGCAGGCGTTTTTTACCCAGGGCAGCCTTCCGGCTGGCACGGTTTATCAATACATCACCGAAGTGGATGGCTCGACGTCGACATATCAATATAGCGGCGTCGCCTTCAAGCTGGCCAATTCAGGCAGCTGGCGCGGCGATGCCAGTGTAAAACAGCGGCTTGAGTTCTTCGCTACCCAGCGGCAGAGGCTGTGATGGATACGCCGAGCGGGCGCATTGTGGCCGCCGCCGGCGCGCCATTGAGCGTGCGTGACTTGGATGGACGCGAACTGGTGCTGCGCCGGCTGGGGCCGTTGGATCGGCTGAGGCTTTTCAAAACCCTGGGTTCCGAGTTGGCACAAAACCCACCTTATCTCGGCATGGCGATGTTGGCGGCCTCGGTGACCGCCATTGACGGCATTCCGGTGCCGGTGCCGACGACGGAGGCGCATGTGGAAGCGCTGGTGTTGCGGCTTGGCGATACGGGCATGACAGCGATTGCCGCCGGATTATCCGACGACGCGCCACCGATGGGGAGCACCACCCAGGGAAACTGAGCGGGCACCCCGATCTGGTGGACTGTCTTTATCTGGTCAAGAACGGGGTGCCTTTCGATGTTGCTTTCAGCCTGCCGGATGATGAGCGCGTGGCATGGGTGGTGATCATGGGCCGGTTCAGCGGACTGACTTACGATTGGGCGAGCCGAAGCTGGGAGATTGTCTGAATGAGGCGGGGTGCGCCTTGGCCGCGACGCTTGCGCAGCAGCTGGCGGCCCGCGGCCTGCCGGACAATCTTCACATGCTAGCGGACGGGTACCGGATAGTGATTGCAAGCGCACATCGCGCCGTGAGGGACGCGGAGCTTGGAACGGAAAACACGGCGCCGCGGGGCGTGCTGGAGCAGGCGGCGCGAACGGCGGTGCCCGACGTGCTGCGCGCCATGGTTGCCGCGCTTCATAGGTCCGTTCTGTGATCGAGGCGTTTGAAATCGGCGTCTCGCTGGCGCTGCGCGATGGCGTATCCGAGGGCATTGCGGCAGCGCGGCGGGACATGGCGCTGATCGAAACGGCAATACGCAGCAATGGTGTTTCGCTGGAAGCGTTGCGCCGGGCTGGCAACCGGGTGCTGGAAACGACACGAACGGCGCGGGCGGCCGATCGGGTTGGGGTGAGCATTCCCGGCACGGTCGCCAAGCAAAGCGCGGCAGGGCCGCAGGGTGGCGGCGCGGCGCTACCCAACCCGGTTGAGGCACTGCCAGCAACACGCAAAGCGATTGTGCCGCACGACCCTGTAAACGTGGGGCCTAATGCGGGCGCCGCCCCGCCGAGCCCGGCCGTGCCAGCGCCGCCCGAGCCATTTGGCCCGCGCACGTCCCCGCAGCAACCGACATCGGGGCTAGCAACCCCGGATAGGCCGAACACGCGGCCCGTTGGGCCTTCGCCTGAGAAACCCGCGCCAGCCGCCCCGCCCAATGTAACAAACGCGGGCCTGCAAGCGGTGAAGCCGCGTGCCCAGGCGGCTTCCACCGCGCCGGGTGCACCAGGGGCCGTGCCAGCTGGCAGCAACACGCGCGCGGATGGCGTTGCCGTTCCGCTGCGGGTGCAAATCGGAGGCTCCGCCCCCGGGAGAGCCGCCTTTGGACCCGCACCGGGAGGTGCCGCCGAACCGGCAGCACCCACGGCGCCAGTGGCGCGGGAGGTGGCCAGCGCGGCCGGGCCCGGTGTTGACACAGCGGCGCCAACAGGATGGGCCGGCGTACCGCCGGGGGTGGCACCGCCCCCGGTGACGGTGGGCCACACACCAGCCGGCGCTGCCGGCACCGGTGGTGGCGACGCACGACCGGGCGACACCATACCAGTTCACGGCGACGTATTTCTTGATGGGGTGCTGGTGGGCCGGTGGATGTGCAGGTTTCTGGCCAGGCAAGCCGGACGGGACCCGGCGGGGCCGACCGGTTTCGATCCGCGCCGTAATCCAGTATTGCCCGGGGCAACGATCGGACTTTCATGAGCGGTTTGACACTGGGATCCGTTGCGCTCGCGGGTTTCGAAATTCCCGGCTGCGTGCGCTTTGGCGGGGCGCAAGCGCTGGCCGTGCATAAATTGCCCGGTGGCGCCCGCGTTATCGACGTGATGGGCCGCGACGACGCCGATGTGTGCTGGGGCGGGGTTATTTCCGGTGCGGACGCTGCGGCGCGGGCGCGGGCGCTGGATGCGATGCGGGCGGCGGGCGAGACGATACCGCTTTGCTGGGACGCGTTCTACTATGACGTGATTATTGCTGAACTGACTTTGAATTATACCAACCCCTGGTGGATACCGTATCGCATTACCTGCAAGGTGCTGGCGGATGAGGCGCAGCTGGTCGCCGGGCCGGTTGTTGCCGGCGCCGCGGCGATTGTGGCCGACCTGGGGCTGGCGGCAACGCTGACCGATGTGGGCGCGGCGCTGTCGGCGATTGCACCGGCTGGAGCATACACTGCCGGAACACAGGCTAACGCAGGCGCACTCATCGCATTGTCCAACACATCGGCCGCCATTGCTGCGGGCGTGGCGAGCGCCACGTTAAAGCTTCAATCGACAGACGTATTAACGGCCGTCAGCGCTGCCGGCTCGCTTGCCTATCTTACGGCGGCGCAGGGCTATGTCGGCCGGGCGACGATTAATCTTCAGAACGTGAGTAGCTAATGCGGGTGGTTACTGTTGCAAGCCAGACGCTTTTTCAGGTAGCGTTGACCTACC